CCACGATACCTCCTACCGCCAGGGCGCGTGAACCTACCTACCTTTTCTGCACGCTCTTCCAACCACTCCGCAAAGACTTGCTGGACCCTATCAATATCTTGGTCCTGGAACATGATGAACCGACGTTGCGGAATCGAAGGAGCTGCCCGAGGTGCGCCGCCGTGCTTCAGTGTGCGCTTGTCGAATAGCTCGAACCCCAGCCTGTCAACTTCACTCTGAAAAGCTGTCGGGCCTAGTATCTTCCTGGCAGCATTCTGGTACTTCTTGAACCAGTTGCCTGCACCTAATTCAGAACCATACCCTGCTTGGTGTACGACCCCGTACCAAGCTTCCTTTGGCAGTGAGCGCACAGTAGCACTTGCGTCGCCAATACTCCAGATCTTGAACGATGTTGCAGCCCTCCGAAGTCTACCGGAGCGTTCCAAGATCGGCCAAGCGCTAAAGTTGCGAAGTTTGATAGTTGTTTCAGATAGCGGCTCCCACGGAGGCCTACCGCCTACTTGGAAGTTCTTCCGAATAGAAGGGATGATAACGAGCTTCACGGATCGTGTTAGTGGCTCACGAAATGACTGAATGTCGAGTCCGAGCCTATCGACATCCTTAGCAACCATTCCGACAGACGGCGTAAACATCCATCCAGCCTCTAAGTCACCGTCGAAACGTACACCCCTAACAGACGTCCGAATATGTGCCCCGTAAATCGTCCCTGACGAGATAGGCATAGGTTGCAGGGCCATCAGAACACCTGACCCATCGAGAACTTCGCAGGGCCCAAAGACGGATCGTCGAAGGTGGGCTCCATTGCTGAAGATGCATCAGTGGGATAGAACTCTGCAGTGCCTGCAGTTGTCGTAAGTCCGGGCAGTTCGATAGTGCCGTCAGACATACCCGAGATCAGCATCTCTGCATTGGTCTGAAGCATTGCTGCGTATGCAGCATCGTTCTCGCTAATCGCCTCACTGTACGCTCTACGGTAGATCCAGGCGACGTACAACTTGACGATAGCAACCTGAACAAGCAGCGGTGTCGTAGCGTCGTCGACCCAGGTTGTAGTGTCGTAGGCTACAGCTATGCGGCCGAGGACCTCTGTCTCCAGCTGATCCAGCAGACGCTCGTCCAGAACTGTAATGGGTAGCTTAGTTTGCTCTGCCCACCCCTGTGCATGCTCGAGAGTAATTCGAGGCACCGCAACCAGCTTCCCGAGAAGGTTGTACGTACTACTAGCAGAGTGCCCGCCTGCACATCACACTAGCTAGCGGTACGCACAACCCTCTCACCTATACCTAGCTACTCCTTGGGAGTCTCGACAACCTTGACCGCCGGAGCGGTCTCTACTGCCTTGACCACCGGGGTAGTTTCGGTACCCCCACCCTGCGCTGCAGGAGCGTCGCTGCTCTCAGAAACAACTTCGCCGGGAACTTCCTCGAGCGCGCCAGCTTCCCACAACTGCTTCATATCTTTCGCTGACAGACCAGACACGACCTGACCAGGTTCGAACTCCCTAACTTCGTTGACGCTGATCTCGTTGCCATCAGCATCCTGGCCAGGCTTGTCGAACCCGTGCCGAATTCTCGTTACCGCTCGGAACTTCTTTGCCACGTTAACCACCTCCGATGGTTATGCTACAGCAGTCTTGATCAGGTATCCTGCAATTTCCTTGCCCGCATCTGCCGTGCCGGGATCGCCCTGAGCTGTGAGCTTCAGGTCGTACCGACGCTGCGCACGAATGAGGTCGGACTTCCGAGCCTCTTCACGCCACCGATCAACGTACTGCGTGCCCCAGACGAACTCGTACCCGTAGGCAGGAATCCGCAGACCTGGCCGGCTGGGTGCGTACGCCAGAACAACGTCCTTGCCCCACAGATAGCCGAGCGACACCGGCTGGCCTTCGTTGGCTGAGTTGAAGCCAACACCGGGAACGACAACACGTCCTAGGCCTAGGACGGCCGACAGAAGCTCAGGACTGAAGATGGCTCGCTCGGAGTACTTGATGCGCTCCAGGAAGTCCGGGTGGTCTTCGAGCTTCGTCATCACTTGGTACGGGAAGATGCCCACCGTAGGCTCCAGGAAGATCCGAGAGTGAATGGTGGCTTTGCCCGTACGAAGGTCCGCGATCGGGTCAGAGTTGACGTAGTCGCTCCACTGCGTAGTACCCGACAACGTTACGGTGTTACCCGAGGCATAGTTGCCAGCAGTAGTAGCGAGCGTCTTCATGAGCAGCTCGCGACCGAGCATCACACGCATCGTCACCAGCTCAGTGGCGTCACGGTCAGGCGCCAGCGGGCTGTCGACGTTGTCACGCTCTTCGTCAGTCACTGCGATCTGGAGCGCATGCTCCTGGGCGTAGTAGGTATCCGTCGAAACCTGGTAGCCCGGAACCTCGTTTGCCATTGCGCCGGGTGCCCGAACGTCGCCACTCTCCGGCAGCCATGCCTCACGGCCGAAGATGTAGTACTTGTCTGACTGCTTTCGCACGTTGACGGCTGGAAACAGAACCCGTCCAACCATGCCTTCGTTCGGCCACGCGATCGAGATCTGCGTCAGAATCTGATCGATGTGGACGTTACCAGACCCGGTAGGGTTGTAGGCCGCCAATTGCATAGGACCAGTCACCTTGTCACTCCCTTCAGGTCTGGTTACGGAGCCACTTGGCCAGTTGTGAGAAGAACATCGATCAGGTCACCTGCTGCGATCGTTCCAGCCGTGAGGTTGATACCGATCACCTGGTTGGTCGACGCAGCAATGATGGCACCGCCAGCGTTGCCCAGCGACAGTCGGCTACCCTGAACGATCGAGGTGGCCGTCTGAACGAAGAGCTTGCTGATGCCGATCATCATGACTCCGGCTACAGCCTTACCGGTCGCAACCTTGGCCTGGTCAATGTTCTCCTGAACGATACCAATGCCCATGGTAGTTGCTGCTACGTTCAGGTCGATGAAGTCAGCTGTGGCACTGATCTTCACACCACGGAACCAGGTAACACCCGCAGCTGCCGAGGAGTTGTACGTCGAAAGGACCTTCCAGCCCTTAACGATCACGGGGTTTCCACCGTGTGCCATTTAGTCTACCTCCTTACGGCTGCTGGGTGATGTAGCTCTGGCTACGGTACTGTGCCCACAACGATGGCTCAGCCATCAGCACCTTGTCGAGTGCGTCAGTCTGTGACAGCTTCGGGTCCTGCGCCATAAGCGCCTTGACCTTCTCACTCAGGACGGAACTGGCCTCACGCTGGCCACGACCAGGATCAACGTGGGACGACCCACGCTCGCCAAGCTCGACGAAGAAGCTGTTGTTATCGCGCATGGAGGTGAGAATGTCCCAGAACTCCTTTTGCTGGTCAGCAGACAGCGTCAAAGCAAGCTTCTTCACGGCATCCTTGGCGACCGGCGACAGAACCATGTGAGCGCGGTCGAACTCAGACAGGCGTGAATCTACGCCCTGCTCCAGAAGCTTATTCCGATTCTCCACATTCTGCGCTGCGAGATGCTGTATCGTTTCGAACACGTGCTTGAGCTGTGGGTTACCAGCCGCTAGCTTCTTCATGTCCTCAGTCAGCTCGAACGGAGCCGGCGGAGGTGCAGGAGCTGGATCGGTCGGAGGCTTCGGTGCCTGAAGACGCTCGCCAAAGGCCTTGTAGATGTCAGCCTCGGGAGTGTCCGCAGCCAGCCCGAGGATCTCCGCGAGCTTCTTCAGGTCCACTTCCTTCTCCTTCGGAGGGACGGGTGGTGCAGGATCAACCGGTCCGAACGTAAGATCGGACATGTTGAGAGGTACCAAGTTCTTGAGGTACGGACGGTTCGTGATCGCACCGCCAAAGATCACATGCTTGTGCTTGCTGCCTGTCTGGTCTTCCCACTCGTCGTCGAACGTCGGAGAGAAGTACCGATATTCCTTGTTCTTGATCTTGCGAACCGCTTCATCCGTCCATTCGACGAACAGCTGAAGACCGTCACCATCTCCGCCACCGAACTGTGTCTTGGCATCCTTCACCCAACCAGCTGCTACGCCGCTGTGTGCCATGTGATCGTAGTCGATCGCAGGATCTACAGTACCCAGCACACGAGTCTTGACGCTGTTAGCGTACCCCGTAAGCGACTCAGTATCGAACTTGATGTCGCCATAGATGGGGTGAGCCACATCGCCAACAGGCATGGCGTGAAGCCAAGAAGTCTTCTGACCATCAGCGAACTGTATGTTGCTGAGGTCGATGTAGTAAGTGAAACGCTTTCCCATCAGTAGCCAGAGCTCCCTCGTGGCTTACGTGCGACAGCCTTAGGCTGCGCCTTCTTCGTTACCTTCTTTGCGACCTTCTTCATCGGCTTCTTCGCCGGGGGCACTGTTATCACCTCCGATTGACGCTATAATACCATCTGATGCTGTGAGAACACAACAGGAAGGTATATACCCGTAGGACTTAAGACGCTGACGGTGTATTCTCACCTCCAGAGCGGTCTGTGCCAGTATTGCGCTGACCGGTACCTCCGGGAGGTGTAGTCTTCTGTCGGGGAGGACCAGCAGGTGACGGTGTTGGCGGCTTAGGACCTCCCTGCGGTGTTGCTACGGTGCGGGCTGTCGAGGGATCGCGAGGGGGCAGGTCTAGATCATCGCGAATCGCGTCTTCCAACGGATCGTCCGGTGTTAGCATGCCAGCACCCGTATAGTTGCGTGCTGTGAACGAGCGTGTGCGTGCCTCGTTCTCCTCACCAATGCGTCGCGGCTTGATCTCTGGGTACTCACCGCGCCTGAAGTTGAAGTCGACAAGCTGCTTGATGATAAAGCTGTTGAAGATGTCAGCAATCGTCGAGCCTACGTACCTAGCTGACCGGAGGAACATCTCACCGTTGTCAACCTTGGAAGCCGGATCTTGGGCGAAGCGCGCTAGGACGTTCTGCCAGATCATGCCATCATGATGCTCGATGCTCTTGATACAGTCGACGGGCTGGCCTTCGAGCTTCAGGAACAGCAGCTCCCAACCAGGAGGAAGCACAACGTGGCCACGCTCATTAGTACGAAGGTTACGTCCCAGCTCCTCTGCAAGTCTCTTGTCAGCAGGACTGAAGTTCGGAGGCAGCTTAATGCAAGGCACACCAATACCGTGACGCTCCTTCTGAATAGCGTCAATCTTGTACATGGTGTCCTTGAAGTACCAGTGCTTGTGAGCCGAACGCAAAATCGATGTGCCTCGTAGGTCGCCCGCTTCGGCCTCTAGGCTAAAAATGGCAAGCTTACGAATCGGAATGAAGATTGGCAGGTTGTCAATGCCTTGCTCACTCGGATTCGGCGCCATTACCACACCATCAGGGCCACCATTACTGTCCCAAATCCACTCTTGGATGTCCAGAGGATGCCTAGGTGCAAGCTTGCGAATGACGACCTTGCCAGGCACGATGGTGTTGTCGTACACTTTCTCCATAACCATAAAGCCGTAGTCGCACATGAGCAGTACGTCTTCTAGAGTCATCGACCATGTGCGCGACATCCTGTGGAAAAGGTTGTCATGTACAAATTGTGCAATGTTCTTGTCAATTGTCGACTGTGAGCGCGGCACAACACGCCAACGAGCATCCAAAACAGGCGTCTTCAGCTGGCGAAGGGAGCCTCGAACCGACCCGTCAGTGCGCTTCATGCGATAGTACTTGATCAAGCCCTGGTGGTCACGAAGCTCAGGGTTCCACTCCTCGCGATTGAACGACGTCCAAGGCGACGGACTGGAATAACCCAGCTCCTGTAGGGCAGCAGAGCGTGTCATCCCGGGATCACGTTCGGCCATAACGATGAAGCTGCCACCTGGAACTGCAGGATCGTAGTGAGCACTAACGAGCTCGTAGCGGCTGTAAGCATCGCTGAGTGTCAAGTCCTGAGCTGCAGCAGCAAACTCTGCGCGCCTCTCCTCGACGTAGACAGCCAAGTCTTCCGATCCAGGATCTATGACACTCTCATGATCTTGAATGTCGTCGGTGGCGCTAAAACCCTCCACACCGCCTTGGGTAGCTGACTGGTTGTCCATCATAGCCGCCTTAGAACTCTTGGTTCATGGTAAAGTACCCTGAATCGGCCTCTGGATGGAAGTCACCAGTGCCTGCGTCGGTAGTAAAGTCTGAGACAGAGTACACGTCTGACAAATGCGCTGTGCACCCAAGCTCGAAAATGTGCATTAGGGCATAGCGAAGCGCGTCCATGCAGTCGTGTTCGAAGTTCTTTGCAGCCTCTCGCGGACTCACTTCCGGCTTGTGGTCTGCGATACGATAGTTGTTGAACTCTTTGATGGTCTGCGTACATTTGGGATCAACAAACAACCAGGGCTCTTGCTTAGGTGTTCCGTACTCGTCAACGACTACGAGTCCACCGTCCGGTGTGTACACATCTCTTGGCTGCAAGAACTTCTTGACTAGGTTGACACCTTGGCGCCAGATCGCTTCACCAGGGCCTTTTGCCTCGGGTAGTGCCCAGGTGCCAACGTAGTGTGTGCTGAGCGTAACAGCCGAACCAGGGTCTGCAGCGTCACCGAAACCGCAATCCAGGTGGTACCCTTCTGGGTTCTGGCGGTTCTTTAGGTTGTAAATGTGCTGCTCTAGGGTGGTGTAAGGCTTGACGTACTCGCGCCAAACGTACACGCGATCCCATGGATCAACCTGGAACTCCAGTGCAACAAACGGGTTGGCGAAACCGAAGTCAAAAGCGACGTAGTTGGGCCAGTCAGGGTTGAACTTGTGCTCCTTGATATGCAAGAATGGGTCGAACTCGCTGTAGATCTTGCCCATAAACGAGCCGAATTCAGCACCATACTCCTGCAAAAACCACTCAACTGCAGTAGTACCTTCAACCTGCAGGATCTCAGAGTCCTGTCGTCCACCCTTGAAGATGACCCGATTCTCCCAAGATGGGAACCGCCAGGCTTCATAATCCGGGAACTTTGACGGCTGCATCGACAGCATCCAAAGGTCGTACAACCAGTTGAAGCCTTCAGGTGTGGTCGGGAATGTTGCCCAGCCCCGCTCGTCAGATAGCGCTGCACGAACGTATTGCTCCCAAGTTTCGCGCGAGTGCTTAGCAGCTTCTGACATGATCGCGCCGTGTAACTTCTCACCAACCAGTGTTTCTGGGTGCTTAGCTGACCTACATTCTAGGCGAGTATGCCACGGAAACTCTATGTACATCTCGCCTGAACGCTTGTTGTACGCCTTTCGGACACGCTTATCGCGCCCCATTTTCAGGCCGACGATCATATCCATCCAGACGACCCTGAACTCTTTT